TGAGAATACCAACCGTATCTTCAAATATGCCACCCGACTCGCCCGCAGGAACACCCAAATAATCTTCTAAAATTTTCTCAACAACTTTACCATATGTGTTATCATATGATTGATTAATTCTTTGTTGGTCTGAATACATCAATTCATCTGAACAAAAGTGCAATGTATAAAGTTCACTATTCAAGCCTTCATTCTTACGGGTTGACTGTTTGTAAATACGAAATGCTTTTCTAAATGAACCAATATCAGAATTACTATCTTTTGCAATATCAATGAGAATAGATTCTGAGCCATCAAACAATAAACTGCCAGATAAACCGGCAGCATCACGAATTAAAATGTTTCCACTCATAACAGGCAGAAACAAAGAATCGTAGATGTTTATTTCTTCATATATGACCGAAATATCAATTGGTCCGGCTTTAGTAACAATCACCAATTCATTTATTTTGAATTGGGTTGATTTACTCATTGATAAACTCATGCTTTAATTACTCTCTTAAATTCTTTTTCTACGGCAGTAACAAATTCAGGTTTCAATAATTTAATTGTTCGTTTACTATCATTAAGTGCAATTTCATACTGATAATACGATTGCGTTTCTTTAGTTACAACTTCAGTTATTCTACTGCCATCTTGTAAATTGTAGATTATGTTAGTGGCAGCGGTATTTGCATATGTGTTGGCATCCAACTGAAGTTTTTCAATTATTTTTATATCGTCTATATTTGTTCTTGTAATTACTTTATAATAAGCTTGAATGTTACTTGGTGACATAGCCCAAGATAAACCCTTTACAGATGTGTTTGCCGTATCTGCATATCCAGGTGCAGAATACTTGGCATCAATATAATCAATCAATACTCTATCTCTAAGTGGCCAGTCAAACTGTGGATCAAAAATATCATTAAACATTAAAACAATCCAATGTCTTTCAGGATTTTCATAATACTTAGATGCAATAATTTCTGGTGTGTCACTATCCTTAATATCATACTTGTAAAATGCTGAAGAATTTTCTTTAAGTGTGGACTCAAATCCAAACCTTGCAATAATATTTGTTACAGTATCTAAACCTGTCGATGAATTATTGGCAGTGTAAAGTGTTTTTGGAAAGTAATTAAAATATTTTGCCATTAATTACCTCTCGCCAATGTATCTGCATTTGCTAAATCTTTCCTAAAATCTTTTTTCGTTAGATATGTCATTTCTTGGAATTGTAATGTGATTTGAATTGATACAGGCATACCGGTGCGACCAAGACGGGGTTCATTTTCACCTGCGGTTTCATATGCAGTCCAACCATTTGGTGCATAATTAATATCAAGTGTAGTCAATACACAAGTTGCAATTTGTGGAATATTATTATTTTCTTTACCGGAATAATAAAATTTAATATCAAATTCGGAAGGAGGAACTAAAAAACCACCTGCATCTCCCATTAATTCAGGTGCTTGGTGAAAACGAAATCTTTCCAAAATTCTTTGAACTTCTAATGCTTCTCTCTCATCTCTTGGATAAAAAGTAAAATCAAATTGGAATGTTCTAAAATTTGGTGATTTATAAATCATCTCGAGCATTGGATTCTGCACACGACCTGTTGCCGCAAGAATTGCTTGTCCTGTTTGTGAAGAACCTAATATTTTTGCGGCTCCTGTACCAACAATTTGTTTTGTAACTTCCACACCAGTTTTTGAGATGGCACCACCTGCCGCTTCTGTACCACCTTCTTGATATGCATCATAAATTGATTTAGCTGCAGCAAGGCCTTGACCACCCAATTCGCTCCCCAAACTTAATTGGTCGTATGATTGTGCATAAGTATATTGCAATGTATCGGGCATATACAAAGCAATTGCATCTGTTGTGAGTTTTGTAGTTCTAAGAAAATCTAAACTACCACCTTTAATTCTTTTAATGGAATTATCAATAAGTGCTTGCGTGGCAACAGAACCACCACCTAAACTAATATTTGCTTGGCCAAAAATGTTTCCAATACCAGCGGTAATACCACCAATGATACCACCAGCAGCTTTACTAATTCCACTTGTAAGTCCACTTAAAACGCCACCGGTTGATTGATTCAATTGATTTAAACCATTATTGATTTTACCCATCAACTCATTACCATAATTTGTTGCTAGTTTTTGTGGATTGGTTAAATCTACTAGAGAAATAGTACCCAAACCACCACTTTCGCCAAAATTGGCAACTTGGGTTCTTTTGAAACTAGAATCTTTCTGTTCTCGAACATAAAATATTACATAATGAGATTTATCCGTATTACCAATATCTAAAGGATAACGGAGTGTAGTTCTTTCAAAGTCGCCGGCATCAGAAAGGCTAGCTAAGGGACCTATTCTGTTTCCAGAACTTTTATTAAAAGATATGTCTGCAAATCCAAAAAGCGCCATGATTGTCCTATAAGGTTTATAGATAATATTTATGTCATACAAAGGATGGTTTCGTCCAAGAAACCCAAACAAATATAAAGGCGATGCCTCAAACATCGTCTATCGTTCCAATTGGGAACTTCGGGTAATGAAATACCTCGATGAGAATACTGCCGTCATATGGTGGGCATCTGAGGAGTTGCCGATACCCTATGTTTCGCCAGTTGATAATAGAGTGCATCGTTACTTTCCAGATTTTATCGTCAGGATCAAACGGAAAGATGGCTCCGAGCAGACTTCAATACTAGAAGTGAAGCCGTATAAACAGACGATGATGCCAACGCAAAAGCGCAAGACCAAACAATACCTATATGAAGTTACCCAATATGCCATCAATCAAGAAAAGTGGAAAGCTGCCACTTTGTTTTGTAAAGAACATGGATGGCAGTTTCAAATTATAACAGAAAAAGAACTTGGCATTTGAGATAAATACTCAAATGGCGAAACCACTAATTGACAGAATAAAAACATCGTTGGCGAAAGAAGGTCTTACGCCAAGGACAAATGCGGCTCGTGCTTGGTTAAGGTCTAAAGTTAGAGACTTATCTCCAACACCAAATTCTATTATGCGTGACCAACAAAGACTTCGTGAGAATTCTATGATTGGTCGTATGTATTTTTACTTTTACAATCCAAAGTGGAAAGATTCGTTGCCATATTACGACAAGTTCCCATTGGTTATTCCAATTGAACGATACCAAGACGGTTTTTTAGGGTTGAATTTACATTACATTCACCCAAAGCAACGAATTATCCTTTTAGATAAACTAAGTGATGTGGCATCAAACAATAACTATGATGAAAAAACTAAACTACGATTGAGTTATAGTTATTTAGCAAGTGCATCAAAAGCATTTGAGGCTATGCCGTGCATCAAACGGTATTTATTTACAAATATACAATCCCGCTTTTTAGAAATAACTGCTGACGAATGGGATATAGCGGTAATGTTACCTGCTGAAAACTTTGTAGGTGCGACAACAAGCAAAGTATGGTCAGATTCTAGGAAAAAATTCTAAATGTCATTTTCACCAAATTTATTTTTATCCAATATAAGAGCAAAAGACGGACTTGCAAAACCTTCCCGTTTTGAAGTTGTTCTTCCTATTCCACCTTACATTAATAGTTTCGTTGGTAATTCAGTTATCGAAAAGATTTTGAATTTCCCAAACTCCATCTTCTCAGATGTTTCGGATGCTATTGGCGCCGCATTTGGTCGTGGAGGAGAACAAGATGAATATTCCAAAACTTCAAATTCTTCTATGTCAAGGTACTTGGCACTTCAATGTGAAAGTGCAGAATTACCAGGCAGAACATTACAAACTGCTGATGTAAAAATTTATGGACCTACATTTAAAGTTCCATACCAATCACAATACGGCGACACAACATTAACATTTTTGTGTACCAACGAATTCTATGAGCGTAAATTGTTTGACCGCTGGATTGAAGCAATTCATCCTTCAGATACAAACAACCTTAGATACCCAAAGGGACAAAAGTCTAGGTATTTAACTAATATTAAAATCATTCAATACGATGACTTTATCAAAAAGATTTACGCAGTAGAACTGATGGATGCATTTCCAATAGGAGTTGCACCGCAAGCGCTCAGTTGGTCTGATGATGGATTTCATAGACTATCTGTGCAAATTGCATATCAAAGATATCGACCAATTTACGAAGGATCCTACGACCTTGCTTCTGCGGCAACTGCGTTGTTTGGTTCTGCGTTTTCAAGGATTTTACCTTTGGGTCGTGCATTATAAAATTTTAAACAAGCGAGGATATTATGTTACCTAAACTAGATGTACCAATTTATACTGTGAATTTAATTTCGACAGGAAAACCTATTCGTTTCCGTCCATTTCTTGTAAAAGAACAGAAACTATTTTTAATGGCAGCCGAATCAACAGACGGCAATGAGATGGTTGGTGTTATTCGCCAAGTATTGAGAAATTGTGTGCTTGATGAAATGGATATCGATTCATTACCAACATTCGATTTAGAGTATTTGTTTATGAATCTCCGTGCAAGGTCAGTAGAAGAAATTGTTGACTTGCGTTATAAGTGCAATAATACAACTAAAGATGAAACAGGTGAAGAAAAGAAATGTAGTGGCGTTGTTGAATTCAAACTCAATCTATTAGAAGTTGAACCAACAAAGAATCCAAATCATAAAAACAAAATTCAACTTACCGAAAACCTCGGTATTGCATTTAAGTATCCTACTTTTGAAATGATTCAGAAGTATGAGAAGATGAATGAGAATGAAGTTATGTTAAAAATTCTTGTTGATTGCATCGACTATGTTTATGATAAAGAAAGTGTGTATTATTCAAAAGATTCATCCAGAGAAGAAATGGAAGAATTTATTGACAACTTACAACAAAAAGATTTAGAGAAGTTTAAAGACTTCTTTGATACCATGCCTGAAATTAAAAAAGATGTCCACTTCAAATGTCCAAAATGTGCATACGAAGAAGATATTGCAATAAAGGGCATGCAAAATTTTTTCGTCTAATTTTTCGTTATGATACATTAGGCAACTATTATCAGACGAACTTTGCTTTGATGCAACATCACAAGTATAGTTTGACTGAGCTTGAAAACATGTTGCCTTGGGAAAGAACCATTTATGTTGAATTACTATTGAAGTATTTGAAAGAAGAAAAAGACCGGTTAGAACTACAAAGACAAACTAAGAAACGATAATGGCAGATTTTGCATCAAGATACCTATCTGAAGTTGAAGGTGGTAAAGGACTTATTGGAGGCGCAAGTGCGGCTTTAGGAGGCACCGCCAAAGATGTAGGTAAAACATTCAGTAAAGAAAATGTTGTCCGAAGTATGTTCGGTGGCGATGACATTTTCTCGGCCGTTATTCGTGGTAAATTAGGTGTTAAAAAGAAAGAAGAAAAAGAAAAGTCACCAAAGGCTTTATCTAATAGAGGTCTGGACAATATACAAAACCAGATTGATACTCTTTCAAAAGAAGTTCAATCAAAAGAGGAGTCTGGTGGTTTAAGTGAAGATAGTTTAGCATATTTAAAAATAATTGCTAAAAACTCCATCTCTATTCCAATGATGGCAAGAGATGTAAATGTTCTTCGTCAAAATTTAGTTAAGTTAACAAAATTAAAAGGTGGTAAAGGTTCGGCACCTACAAAAGCCGATGCGTTTTTTCTTAAAGAAGATGAGAGAGAAGCCGCACTAGAAGTTCAAAGACAAAAATATGGCGGCAGTAAAAAAGAACCTGGTCAAAAAGAAGGTGGCGGTGAAGGTGGTGGCGGATTAATAGACACCATTATGAGTTTCTTTAGTGGTGGTTTTATGAAAGCCATCCGATTCATTTTTAATCCAAGAACACTATCAAAGATTTTTTCTAAAGTATTTCTTCCAATTGCCATTATCGGTACTTTATTTTCAGGTATTAAAGATGGATTTATAAAATACCAAGAGACTGGAAGTTTCTCTGAAGCAATAGTCGCCGGTTTAGGTGGTGCCTTAGAATTTTTAACTTTTGGTCTATTTGGTGAAGATACTTTAAAAACTTTATTTGCATCAATTGGTGACTTCTTTAAACCAATTACAGAAACTATTTCTAATTTCTTTGGTGGCATAAAAGACTTCGTTGTTGGCCTATTTGGCGGCGTAGTTAAAGTTCCAGATGCGGCACCTAAAGCGGCAGAAGAAGTTAAACCTGTATCACCAAATACAAAAGATTTTGCACTAACAAAAGAAAAGTTAGATGAATCGAAATCGCCTGTACCGTCAGCACCAGGAGGAAATGAAACTGGTGTTAAAAGTTTATCTAACAAAGCAATGGAGATTGAGCAACAAAATCCATCACCACCTCCTTCAGCAACATCACCTGCTCAAGTAAGACAAGAGGCGCCTGGTCCTGCACCAACTGTTGCTACACCAGTTACAAGTCAACCTGCAACTCCTGCGCCTTCACCGACAACGATACCTTCTCCAACTTTATCTGGAGATATGTCTGCTGACCAAAAGATTAAACAGATTCAAACTTTCATTGATGGTAACAATCAAAACCTTGCAGAGCGTGAAAAGAATTCGAAAGAAAGAATTGATGCATTTAAAAAACAAAATGCAGGCAGTCCAGAAAAGATTGCAGAATTTGTAAAGCAAGAAGAATCAAGTTTAGAATCATATCGTAAAACTGTTGCAGATTCTAACAATCAACATTCAACAAACATTGATACATTAAAGAAAGATAACGCACCATCCGCAGCACCTATGCCTGCATCATCAACTGATTCTGTTGCGAGTGCAAGTGAGTCACCAAGTGGTGGTAGTTCTTCTCCTTCTGAAAGTGGAAGTGCTTCTGCACCTTCTGCGGAATCATCACCATCGGCACCTTCGGGTTCTGAAATGTCAAATCAATCCGCATCGGTTGCGGAACAACAAAGAATGGAATCTTCTGCTGATGAAGGTTCTATAATCAATTCACCAACAACTAATAATAGTTCCGAATCACAAGGTAAAGCACAAAATCTAATTGCAGATGTATATGATACTGAGTTTGCAAAACTAATTTCTGCGGCAGCATAATATGGCAGAATATAATACACCATCAGAACACCTGGATAAAAACGGCAATCCATTGCGTGGTGCCGCATTAGCTGCAAGAAAAGAAAAAATCGAAAGACAAAAAACTTCTCCGGAAGAAGATAATCAAAAACCTAAATTAGAATCAATTAAAGAATCAGTAGGCAGTTCTTTAAAATCTTTTTTTGGTAAAGGTTCTTCTAAGGTGGAAGCGACACCAACACCAGAGAAAGAATCTGGTGGTGATGCAAATGCCTTTCTAAAAATTATTGCCAAAAACTTCATGTCTATCCATTTGATGGCTCGTGACCTGAATGTTGCCAGACAAAATTCGATAAAATTAGTTAAGTTAGAAGGCGGCGAAGCGACCAATAAAGCAGATGCACAGTTTTTGAAAGCCGGTGAACGAGAAGCAAAACTAGAGAGTGAACGAGCAAAAGAACAAGAAGCAAGAAAACCTACTCCAGAAAAAGCACCTGCGGCTAAAAAACCAAAAAGTTTCATGGATAAAATCAAGGAACAATTTGGCATCAATAAGATTATTAAATCATTTACCAAATACTTTTATTTGGCAGGTATCATATTAATTGTTTATGACTTATTTAAAGAATCGTTTACAGAATGGGTTGGTGGTTTATGGGAATCAATCAAAGAACAATTTGATGAATGGGTAAGTGATTTCAAAAAATGGTTTAATGATGTAGTTCAACCCATCATTGATAAAGTAAAAGAGATTATTCAACCAATTATTGATGCAGTTAAAAAAGTTGTTGATGCAATTAGTAATTGGTTTGGTGAAAAAATAGATTTATTTGCTCAAGAATTTCCACAAACATTTGCCTTTATTAAGGGTGTTATTGATAAGATAACTGAGTATATCAATATCTTAAAAGAGAACCTTAGATTTGTAACTGAAGCATATGATAAGGCAACCGCAAAATTAAAGTCTGTTAAGGATGCCATTGCCGAAAAATTAGGTTTTGGAAAGAAAAAAGAAGAAGAAAAACCTAAACCTGGTCAACCCACACAAAGGTTAAAATTAGACGAAAAAGGTCAGTTTGTACCAATGACCAAAGAAGAGGTTGACGCCGAGAATAAAAGATTGGCGGCAAGAGGTATTCCTCCACCAGTTGTCTATCCAGTTACAACTCCTTCAGGTAAAGAAGTACCTGCGCCGCCAAAACCTGCGGCAGCACCAACCACTGCTCCAACTCCTGCACCAACACCAACAAAAAAAGAAGGAGAGAAACCTTTAGAAGTTTCTGGTGTTCAAGCAACAATCGTAAAATCTTTGAATGAATCTGGTGTTACATCACCTAAAGCTCATGCAAATGTTTTGGCGACAGTAAAAGCAGAATCTAATTTTAAAGTGCAAAGTGAAAATTTAAAATATTCTTCTGCACAAAGAATTCAAGATGTTTTCGGAAAAAGAAGAATTCCTTCAGTTGAATTTGCACAACCACTTGTTAACAATCCCGAAGGATTAGCAAACCAAGTTTATAAAACAACTGATGGTAATTCCGCACCAGGTGATGGTTTCAAATATCGTGGTCGTGGGTTTATTCAACATACGGGTAAAAACCAATATGCTGCCATTTCTAAATTTGCAGGTGTTGATGTTTTAAGTAATCCAGATTCATTAAATTCTCCTGAAGTTGCCGCTAAAGCAATTCCATGGTTCTTATTGAGTTATAAGGGACTAAAACCGGACGATGTAGAAAATATGTCAAAGGTGAATAAAGCAATCGCATTTGCCGATCCAACTGGTAAGAAAGCGGCAGAACGAGAAGCATCATCTCAACAAATTTACGCCTCAATGTCAAGTGGTGCTAGTGGTACGCAAGTTGCCTCAAGTTCCTCTGCTGTTGCCTCTGAACAAAGACAACAACAAAAACCAACAACACCAATTGTGGTTAATGCACCAACCACTAATAATAAAGTTGTGAACAATACGCAAGTGGCCCAAGCGCCTGCACCGAAAGATACGGCAACTAATCTCGCTGCCAGAGCGACATAAAAAAACCCGGCATAAAGCCGGGTCAAGTAATTAAAGGACTAGTTAATTACTTTGTTTCTGCTAAAGACTTAAAATAATCTAAATCTTCGTCATCTTCTGAAATTGCTTTGTCAATTACAGATACATCATCATCTTTGAATGAAGAAACAACATTGTCAGTTGCTTTGGTTCTAGGTGCAGCAGGTGCGCCATCGAATCCAAGAACTTTATCAAGGCGTGTTTTCAACTGCTCATATGACTTAAATTGTTTCTTCTCAGAAAACTCTTTAATGCCAAATTCACGCTTCCACAAATCTTCAAGTTTGGCATCATCGCCATCAAACAGAGCAGACTGGTCAGCGAACTCTGATTTATCATAATTACGATAACCTTCAACATTACGAATCTTCAACTTGAAGTTAGCACCTTCCCACATATCAAATGGGTTGATTGCTTTCTCATCAGCAAACTCAGGGTTCATTGCTTCTGTAATCTTATCAAAGATTTTCTTACCAAACTTAAACAGTTTGATTTGACCTTCGTTTGATGGATTGCTTGGGTCAGAAATGACCAAGATATTGGCAATGTAAGAAAGTTTGCGTTTCTGTTTACGAGCAATATCTTTGTTTGCTTCGATGCCAGAATTCCATAATGTATTGTTGTGTTCACAAACTGGACACTTGTCATTTAGAGTTGTGAGACAGTTATCAATGAACCAACCGCCTGGTCCTTGAAAGCCGTGTGAGAATACACGAACCCAAGGAAGGGCATCATCACCATCAGCGGCAGGTGCGGGTAGAAAACGAATAACGGCCATGCCATTACCTGCTTTATCTACTTCGGGTTGCCAGAATCGGGTGTCATCTTTTGAACCAGCCTCTGCATTAGACTGGGTAGAAGCTTCAATCGCTTTGGTGAGTTTGTCCAAATCGGAACGATTGCGCTTAAGGTTTGCAAAACTACTCATAGTATTTCCTTTCGTATAAACGGAGTATTAACGGTGTATAAACAACTTATCCACATATTCATAATATATCAGATATTTAGTCATCATGCAAGCAAAACTTTCAACTTCTCAATAGTATCGCCGATATCCTTGTGATGAATACCGATACCACCTGCTTTGTTGAATGCCTGAATAACATCCAAAGTATCATCTATCAATACGATGCCTTCGCCTGCATAATCTTTCTTATGCTTACGACCAGGCACCACATTTGGTTTAAAAGCAATTCCTTGTTTCTTCAACCAAATTCTTTTTTGTTCTTCAACTTCTGTATGATATTTTTCACCACCAGAAGAAGTAAGAATCTCAATTTCAATATTAGGAATTGATTTTACAAATGCAATCAATTCTTGACCACCTGGCCACCATGAGAGAAATTCAAAACCTCGCTTCTCTAAAATGAAGTCTGGCCATTCATTAGTCCATAGTTTCTTATCACGGTTTTTCAAAGTCTCTGGTCCATAATGTCCAGAGAAACCTCCTTCGAAATCACACAAGACGCCATCCATATCCAAATAAATCTTTTTCATTACTCAACCTCAAATAATCTTTTTCAATAACAGTTTGTATTTTACTACATCATTTGGTAGAAATGAGGCATACTTGATAATCTTTTTTCGGTAGTCTGGCCAACGAATTGTATCAGTAATCTTTTTATCCCACATAGGAATAAAACCAAGTATCTTGGCAAGTATGCATAGAGTTTCAATTTCAACTTCTCTGCGTAATGCCTTTGTTAATAATACCGGGTAATCACCTTCAGTTTTCAGTACCGAATTTGGATCATCACAACCTTCAAATATCGTCTTACAATCATTCTCAAACACATAGGAAAGACTTTGGAGAACTTTCTTTCTGTGTTTGTATCTTATCTCAGCATCTTCTGTCAACAAGTCTCCAACCCACGCCTTATCATCAACCACAAAGTTAGATACGATAAAGGTAATCAAATCTTCTTTATCGGTATATTTGCGAGATAGTTTGTAAAAATGGTACTTGTCTTTACGATTCTCAAATGTGGTAACACTAATATTAGACTTACCATTGTATTTGAAAAAATCATATGAATCTTGTGAGAAATGAAGTTTTAGTGATTGGTACAGACTAAACGCTTCATATCCTGTCATAATGGTAAACGAGAACCTTTTTCTTTCAACATATTATTGTCCATTGCATTGCCCTCAAGTTTCGATTTTAAATTGGAATTCACTAATGTTGCTGCCACTTCAATTTCAAGACCTGTTTGTTTACAATGTTCAACAATCGCTTCGATATAGTTGTAATCAGTATTTGCAACTAATTCTTCGATTGATTTAGCAAACTTAGCCATTTCGTCTTTTGTTGGCATTATTTCCAAGTGCCTTTCGGACAATTATCATCATAACAATTGTGCGACTTCATTACATTTTTTGGAAGTCCACAAAGTTCACAACTGATTCCTACACTACCTTGTAGACCTTGTATACCAGTGAGTGTAATTGTATCAATACCTGCGGGAACAAAAATGCTAGGTTGACCCGCACCATAGTTCATAGTATAATCTGCGCCAGTTGGTGCAAAATTCACTTCAACATCTTTGGTTGTAATAGGACCTTTCATCAATTCATTTACAGTCCAGTCCCAAGGTGATGTATTTTTCGGTTTAGAAACACCGTAATCCATCTCATCATATAATTCTTGTGCAGGATCAAACTTAGGTGTTGACCAATCATGCACAGGTTCTTGTGGTGTTTCAAATTCTTCATTGTGCCACTCGGGTGGTTCTTCAAAATCATTTACATAATCTAAATTACCTTCTGGTGGAAAAAATCCACAACCACGAACAAACAATTCAAATTGTTGTAAAACATCTGAAAGTGTATCTGCACTAAATTCAACTGTTGTCTCTGCACTATTACGAGAGATATCGTCTATTTGTTTAAAAATATATTTCATTTTATCACCGATTCGTAAAGTGTTTCAAATTGTTCATGCACAGCAACTTCTTCATCAAAGTTCTGTTTGTGATAAACCTTAACTAACTTCGCAACCAATTTCTTAGGTAATTGCATTTGTTTGGATGTCTCCGTAATGCTCTCACGAATGAAATCTTGTTCACCATCGATACGAGTTAACGAATCGGAACATTCTCTAATAATCTTAAATAACTTCTCACGGTCTGGTTGAGAAAGTTGGTTAATAGTCAACTGTTGAACTGCCATAATATACTCCTGTTAAAATTATTTTTTAGCGGTTGACGCTACATTGTGTGATTGTGCCGAAGCGGCAAATGCAACACAAATCAAATCATTGCTGCTTGCATATGAGCATCTTACTGATAGTGGGTCGATTCCTTTTGCAATTGCGGAATCAATATTTTTTGCCATCAATGTTCTATCAGTCACATAGTAATATCCTAGTCCTACAACTGATGCTAGAAGAACCAAAGTTAAGCAAATAATAAATGTGGAATCTAACTTAAATAAGTCTATGTTTTTCGTATTCATTAACTCTCCATACCTTTTCGTTTGTAAAAAATGTGTCTACCTACCGTGGTTGTGTGAATCATGTTAGGCCATTTCGGATTAACATAATCTGCATGATAGAATAAGGCACCCTTTGATGGGTCATCCATCTTCTCATAATTAGCATAAACATATACTGCTAAATTTCTGATATCATTATACAACGAATTAGGCCTATTTGTCAAGACCTGTCCTGTCGATATTGCCTTGGCTTTATCTTCACAATACCAAGAAAATTGGCAAGTGTTACCGGTCTTTTGTTTAACAACACCACAAATGTTGTTTTCAAAACGACCACTATTAACACGGTTCAAAGTAACGAAAGCAACGGCAATTTTACCTTCTTTCGATTCATGTCCTGCTTCGAAATAAATGTTTTGTGCCAGGCACTCAACTTGTTTCTTAGCATCTTCGGTTAAATTATTATAGTATGCCGTATAAGGCAAATTTCTATTTTGGCCTACCATCAAAAAACTAAATGTTAAAATAGTTACAATGGTCGCCAATGTAATGAAAATGCGAGCTCGCATAATTTCTCCTTAATTAGTTAAGGATTTACGGCCAAAGAAGGCCGTAAATCCGATCCCGTATCAGGTGGACTTTTTGATTGTCTTTTCTTGTGTAGAATTGGGGATTTGTTGTGAAACGAAACCGTTCAATGCATTTGCTTTGATAATGATTTCTTGTTCACTTGGGAAGGAAGGAAAACCTGGATGGTCTGGTACTGGTTGGCCATTCAGTTTAGCATATTCGCATTGTGATGCGTATTGATTGCTAATTGATTCACGCTTTCCGTAGTAGTCATCAGAAAGCATATCCTTCGCCATTTTTAGAAGTTCGAGGCGTATTTCGAACGGTGTCATGTTTGACATATAAAACTCCTTTGTGTGTTTTGTGTGTTACTGGCAATAAGTGTGTGTAGCCAGTTACTTATTTATGTTACCAATGTCTTATAACACTGGCAATAATGAAAAAATTCGTTATGATGTATATTAACACAATTAATGTGCGTATTGCGGCAATCTTATCTGATTCGCAATCATTCACACCTTCTTTTTGACCGAGCGCCTTAGCCCACAATCGCCACATATTACCATGCCCAACTAACGCAAGAATACCTTGTGCCTTTAGTTACAGGTTGAACTCCGTGTGGAAATAAAAATACAGAAGGAAATACAACTGCTGTGCCGGTTTTAAATTTGATTTCTTCGTCACCCCACATAATGAATTCACCACCTTCATAATCATCATTTAATACTGCAAGAAAGGTCATCGTAGGAATACCTTTTGCTTGACCATCAAACAATGAATGAATATGGTCACAATGTAATGCCATCAACCTATCTTCACTATATCGATTGAATCGAACGGCAGAAAATCCTTGCCAAGAATTAAACCATGAAAATTCTAATTCATTGGTATACTTTCGATATGCATCCCAAATTCTCTGCATCACATATGGTTGTGTGGATATATTACCACCTTCGAAAGAAACATCCAGTTCACGATTACCACTTTGTGCCGCATATGAACCATCAGCAGCATTATAGAATGTATGTTGTTGCCAATTTACATTGTTCATTTCACTTATGGTTTGTTTACACTTATCGGCATCTAACCAATTGTCGTAAACTTTAACATAAGACTTTAAATCTTTATTCATAATCAGTCCCACAAACCCTGATAATATTTACCAAACAAACGGAATCCATTCTTCATTCTATCTTCAACAATTTGCATACCATCATAATCGCATTTATATGTATGGTTTGGTCCATCTCTCATTTGGCTGAATTTGTGTTCACCTTTTGGTACTTCGTTGCCGTCTTTGTCAACGGGCACCCAAAGTATATCCATCTCACCAGAACGATATGCATCTTGCCAAGAATCATCGACCTTGTGTTCAAATGCATAAATCATTTCATCGAGGACATAATCCCATCTTTTGAAATGGTTGTCATCGGTGTCCCATTCGTTTTCTTTTGGTGGTGCAGAAGTTGATTTCAATTTGTCTGGTACATCTTCATCATCAACAAAAGGCGCACCATGTTTTGATTCTTTCAATTGTTTCAACATTGGAAGAATGATGTATGACAATGTATGATCCATTGACCAAGTATCCCATCGGTCAATTTTTACATAATCAATCTTGCGGTCAACTTTACTCCAAACCCATTGAATTGCTTTACTAATAGGTAGAAGGCGGTCTGACCATTTCTCAACCCATTCAGGATGCTCAATGTATTTGTATTTGCCCTCAATTTCATCTAATGCGTTTTGGATACTACTATTGCGACTACATTTAGACCAATCTGTCCAAAAGAACATATAATCTAACATAGTGTATGGACTAATCCAATGGTCTTTATAATTGTTAATGTAAACTTTCACTCAATGCTCTCTCTGTAAGATTTAAACTTATCATCATTACGAATATCTGAAATTCTTTTGCGACCTGCGGAATTACCTAACCATCTAAGTTGGGTACACATTGTGCATCGACAACTTCTACGAGGTTTCTTTCTTTTATAATTTGCCATAAATCACCTTAAAAGAGGTGGTTCTTCTGTTACGAGGTGAACCACCAAAACCCTAAGCAGTGTTTAGGCTGCTAATGCGAACTTTTCATCGTTTGCGTTTACTTTTTTTTAGTTTTTACACCTGCTCTGGTGTGTTGTCCACTCTGTTACTCTTTGCCCTGTCGAAACCTGGTCAGCCCCATCAAAAAAAGACATGGACACAAATAAAAATTAATAAAAGTATAACTACTATTATATCAGGTGTTTTCATGTCTTTTTTTGGTGGAGCTGGGCGGAATCGAACCGCCGTCCAGAACACTTTTCTCTTTGCTTCATACAACAATTCAATAAACAATTATATCAGAATTTATTTAGTGCGTCAAGTGGTATTTACCAATGTACCGATTTGTCATAGTGAGGTAATCTTGTTTTTTCTCAATAAAAATTTGAGGTAAAGTCTCACCTTCTACGGCAATTGCAATGACAAGTTGTTCAATAGGCATGCCGGTTCTTTCTTCGAACATTTCGGAATAGGCAGTTGCTTGCATGAAGTAATTTTCAATGTGATTCTTATCTTTCAATCGAGAGGATGTTTTCCAATCGATAATGGATAAAACACCATCCCAAATACCAATGCAATCACAACGACCTGCAATCTTTAATCTATCAGAAAAAAGCGGTTGTTCGATACCATAAATGTCACCAATATGAGTATCCAAATAAGGTCTGATATTGACAAACATTTCTTTAATGTCCGGCATCATCGTTTGCATTTGAAGTGGTGACATTTCATTTAGCAAATACTTCTCAACCGTATTGTGTAATTTGGTACCACGACCAGATGCCTTACGAGAGATTTTATTTGCTTCTTCCTCACCAACTCTTTGGCGCCACTCCATAATCGCCTTCTTATTGTAGGAGGACAATACAGTAGTGATAGAAGGATAGAATTTACCTTCAGGTGTTTTATATTTTCTACCAGATTCGGTAGTTTCGGATTCTAAATCAAAATTTAATGATTCAAGTTTAACATGATTAAAAGGCATTATTTTGTCATTCGCTTAGTGATTCTGTCCACATGTTTCTTAACCACTTGAGCAGTTCTTGCCTCTTTAATGGATTTACTGTGGTGTTTTTCTCCAACTGGACTTGTTGGATACTTTTCTCCGACCTTTTGCAAGACCTCTTTAAACCCGCCTAGTTTTCTGTCACTTTCACGAGCAGAATTAACACCAGACACAATCGCTGGTGCAGTCAATACGGATTGAATGTGTGGATTTTCTTTTAAGAATTCTTCACGCTCTGAGATTTTCATAAACGATTCAAATTCTTCACCTGTTTCAGTATCAATAAAATTATATGTTGGCATTATTACTCATCGTGTTATCGAACCACAAAGGAACTTGTCTCTTTGTCCACTTTGCAAAATGTTTCTTTTTTTCAATATAATATTTATGATACGATGCAAGAGAATCACCGGCAATCTTACATTCGTCAGGCATTGCAGGTGTAGGTTCAGTAAAAGGTTTTTCTTGTAGGTTGTGGGGTATCTCCGCAAGAGCACCAATTAACCTAGCACATGCATGAGTTTTACCATAACGATAAGTATATTCTTGCAATAGACACGCCCACATCTGCATCAGCCAAACATAATTTTGTTTGGACTGCCTAACCCACACGGCAGAAGGATGATTAACATGTGAAGCTTTCATTAACTGTGCTTCACGGTCATCTTTCAATCGCCATCTTTTAATTCTTCGACCATTTGCGGTCAAATCAATATATTCTTCACCATCAAGCACTCGGTGTGCAGTTGACATAAGTTGAGCATATTCGATAATCATCTTAACCACATGTTTATCTAGGTGCATTTCAGCACACTTCTTTGGATGTTGGTCAAGATAGAATATGTTCATGGCAATTCCTTATCGGTCATTTGCTTTTTCTTTTTCATACCGCCTTTGTGTTTGTTTTTAACTTTCTCGGCCAATTCGTCAAAATCTTCATCACGAACCACCTCCCACAATTCATTAAATCGAGCATACAAAGAATCATGGATATCTTCAATCGAACCTTCAATGTACCAAAGTGCATTTCTTACATCCTCATCA